TCACAATTAACAGCGCAACGAGTATAACCGTTAATGTACCAGGACATAAGCTGACATCGACAGCGGTGGGGCAGTTCGTTTATATCGGCGCGATTGATGGCGCGGCGGGAGTGCCTGGGCGGTATGCCATTGCATCAGTTGTGACCGGGACGAATATCAGCCTTACTGTGTCAGGATGGCCCGCCTCCGGTTCGTGCACTGCTACCTTGTTTGGGCGCAACTACTTACGGACCCTGATAAACGGTGCTACTGCGACGGCGGCGGCAGTTGACTCGCAGCGCAACGGTTGGTCTGCTGGGGATACGACCGCGACAATTAACACAACAGCGGCTCCAGGGACATTAATCCAAACGGAAACAACTGGGCGTGAAGTGTTTTTCTCTGATGCGCTTCGGGCGTCATCTCTTACCCCAGCGTTTGCCACCCGCGCAAGTCGCTACGAAAATATTCCAGAGGCAGACGTAGACCTGTACGTGTTTGTGTGGTCGTTTAACGGTTCGGTGGCTCCGGCGTCGAGTACGACGTGGACGCTTGGGTCTTTGTCAATCGAAAGCTTTCCGAATACCTCGATTTATATTCAAGGCGCTCGATCGACAGGCGCTCAAAATCCGATCCCTGTGTCATTGCAGCCGAGCACGAACACGATCGGGTCGGTCGGCACAGTAACGACAATCACGACTGCGGGCACTCCGGCTGTCCCAGCCACTCCATACTTTCTGAACTCGGCGGCAGGGACTAACGGGGCTTTAATACTGACTGGCACAAGCGGATTGCAGGCATTTTTTGCAAGCAACGTCGGCGCATCTGATGCGTTCGTGAAGCTATACAATAAAGCGACCGCTCCGACAGTTGGAACCGATGTCCCTGAAATGATTATCAAAGTTCCAGCAGGGGGGCAAGTCGAAGTGTCGCCAGGATTTAACGGGTATCGATTCGCACTTGGTCTGGGAATTGCAATTACTGGTCTTGCGGCTGACACCGACACGACAGCAGTGGCAGCCGGCCAGGTCAAAGTTAAACTATCTCGGACGGTATGACATGGCAACTTATAACATTGTCGAGGCGACCCCGATTTATTATTTAATTGATGTCATGTTTGACGATATGACATTCCGCCAGTTAATCGCCTCTGAGTTAGTTAACGGCAATTTAGGAGCGATGCTGCAAGCGTATGCAGATCAATATGAGCAAGACTGGCTGGGTTTAAATGTTCTAACTCCTGCATAAATGGCTATCAAAAAAGATCCGAGATTAGCGAGGATTGGCGTGTCTGGGTTTAACAAGCCTAAGCGCACGCCAACGCACCCGACTAAATCGCACGTAGTCGTGGCTAAAGAGGGGGGCAAGATCAAGACGATACGCTTTGGCCAGCAAGGTGTTAGCGGGTCGCCGGCAAAGTCTGGAGAGAGTCAGGCAGCAAAAAATAGGCGTGCATCATTTAAAGCTAGACATGCTAAGAATATTGCCAAGGGCAAAATGAGTGCGGCGTTTTGGAGTGACCGCGTGAAGTGGTAGACAATACCGAATGGTGATCATGTGAAAATACCAATTCTGCAAGGCACGTATACCGACAGCGCGGCAGATTTTCGGGCATCGTACCCAGTAAATTTATTTGTGGTATCTGGAAATAATGGAGTTTCAGAGTCATATATTAGGCCGGCGGATGGCCTTGTTAGTGCTGGCACAGGCCCAGGAGTTGATCGTGGCGCGATAGAGTGGAATGGGACGCATTACCGCGTTTTAGGAGCATTTTTGGTTAGTGTGTCGTCGACTGGGACGATAACAGTATTGGGGTATGTTGGCGGTACTAACAGTCAAGTGACACTTGACTACTCGTTTGACAGATTGGCTATTGCGTCAGAGGGAAAACTTTATTACTGGAATGGGACGTCTTTGCAGATCGTCGGCGATCCGGATCTAGGCACGGTTGTCGATGTGGTGTGGGTTGACGGGTACTTTATGACGACAGACGGCACAAGCCTAATTGTCACGGAATTGACCGACCCGACGTCAGTAAACCCTTTAAAGTACGGATCAAGCGAAGTTGACCCAGATAGTGTCGTTGCATTGCTTAAACTGCGGAATGAAGTCTACGCATTAAATCGCCACACGATTGAAGTGTTCGATAATATTGGTGGGGACTTTTTCCCGTTCCAGCGCATTGATGGCGCGCAGATCCCCAAAGGATGTATCGGAACGCACGCGTGCTGTGTTTATAGCGATGCGGTGGCATTCGTGGGCGGTGGGCGAAATGAGCCGCCAGCGGTGTATTTGGGATTAAATGGGCAGGCAAAGCGGATCAGCACGCAAGAAATTGACAGAATTCTTCTTGCATACACAGAAGCTCAATTATCTCTGACAAAGCTAGAGTCACGCACGGATCAAGGGCGCAAGTTGCTATATATGCACTTGCCAGACCGCACTCTAGTCTATGACATCGTGGCGTCTGAAGCACTCGGAGCGAGTGTGTGGGTGACGCTTACGTCTACGCTCGGTGCTGGTTTCGCACGATACAGGGCAAATAATTTTGTGTGGGTCAATGATAAATGGTGGGCTGGGGACCCAACATCCACGACATTCGGGACATTGACTCAAGATATTGGTACGCACTGGGGCAATACAGTGCGCTGGGAATTCGGAACGGTCATTCTATATAACGAGGGCCGTGGTGCAATCATGCACCAGCTCGAACTTGTCGCCCTTACGGGCCGCGTGGCCTCTGGTATTGATCCGACAATATCAACATCGTATTCGACGGACGGCGTGACGTGGAGCCAGCCAAAGTTTATTAAAGCTGGTGCAATAGGGGATCGTCTCAAACGTTTGATCTGGTTTCAGCAGGGGTATATGCGACATATGCGGATGCAACGGTTTCAAGGCGATACACAAACGCATCTAGCAATATCACGCCTTGAGGCGCAAATCGAAGGGTTGAGCGTTTAATGGCCAACAAATTAGGGCTCACGCGGGATCAATTGGCATCGTTTTTAAAAGACCCGGAGCAAATAAAACAATTTGAGCGGCTATTTAATACTGTAGATCAAACGGTTACGGTGATTTTGCCGGCCGTCGATACGGATGCGGGCATATCAGAAGCTGCGTCATACGAAGCACTTGCGGAAATACAATCCCGCACGCAAAGCATAAACGAGCAAATAGTTGCGCTACAGGCGCAGGATAATGCCATGTATGCGGCCGTGACAGATATCAATCAAAGGATTGATGGCATAGAGTCGCGAGGCAACGGTGAGTTATTAGCTGCGATGCAGCTTATGCGGAATGATATAGACGCTTTGTCTGTCATTTCGATGATTCAAAGTCCGCCAAAGCGTCGCCGGGTTGGCAATTTTTATGATACGACTACGCAAACCGCAGCGGCAATTAACACGGCGTATGCGATAACGTTTAATACTACTGACCTATCTGATGGGGTTTATATAGGATCGCCAACGTCTAGGATATATGTAGATACGGAGGCGGTTTATAATTTCCAATTCTCTGCGCAGCTAGACAACACGAGCGGCGGCAATCATTTAGTTTTTATCTGGTACCGTGTAAATGGATCGGATATTGCAAACTCTGCCAGCCAGGTTAGATTAAAAGGGACGGACGGTGAGCTGGTGTCAGCATGGAATTTTGCAGTCAAGTTAAAAGCCGGCGATTATTTTGAGCTTATGTGGTCGGTTACTGATACGGCGGTACAGGTTGTTGCGCAAGCCGCAGCGGCGCCGGTCCCGGCTATACCATCAGCGATTTTGAGCGTTATCACGGCTGATTAGTTACACAGCACGGGGGATATATGGCAGTCACGACTAAAGTTCTTCTTGATTCAAAGTATCTTGAAAATGTTCAGACGACACAGTACACGGCGGTTAATTGCCGAGCGTTGCTTACCAAAGTCACGATTGCAAATAATGACACCGTGAACAGGACTGTTTCAGTAAACATTGTCCCTCCGTCTGGCAGCGCATCTAATACGAACCGTTTTATCATTACAAAAACGATCGTTCCGGGAGAGAATTATCTGTGTCCTGAGCTGTCTGGGCAGGTCATTGAGTCAGGCGGATTTATTTCGACGATTGCCAGCGCGGCGTCTGCATTAAGCATTCGTATCAGTGGACAGGAAATTACATGATGGACAAGCCAAAATTACCGGCTCTAATGATTAGCAAATTCGGAGGGCTAGAA